ATGTCCAATCACTAAACTTTTTTAAAAAACAACTAAAACATTGAATTATATTTTCTGATTGTGCTAAATATATCACACCTTCGTGGGCGCATAGCCATTCAAACGTATATTGACCCCCTTCTTTTCTTACACAATTATCCGAACCACCCTCTATCGACCCCCATGAGGGTGTAAATAAGCAACCCAAGAAGACCAATGCCAACAGAAAGAACAACAACGAGGGCAACAATCCCGATAATCTTTTCTCTAAATTTTTGTCTGTCATAGATCTCTTTCTGTCTGCGTTTACGGATTTGCCCTTCCATTTGGAGAAGCTCGTCCCAACTTTTACTCCCATGAGTAAACATTAAAAATTGTTTTAGTTCATATCTCTGCTCTTCCAGTTTCTTTTTAGCGGTAAATGCCTCAATAGCTTCTGATTCAATGCTACCACCACCAAATAACTTTCTTGCTAATGTAGGGTTTTTAGCTGACTTATGAGCATGATCTACATCACTCACAGCACCCATCCATCTGGACAGGTCTTGACTCATAGATTCTAAATCTCGCCCTGCAGCGAAAGCTCTTTTTATTCCTGCAAAGGCTGTAGAAGCCGTACTAACAGCTACGGAAATGCTAACAGGATCAAACATTTTTAGTCTTTAAGCGTAAAAGACCGTCATCATATCTGCATGATCTAATGTGTAACTAATACTTAACCCATTAGTAAATAGAACCCCATCTTCAGGAATTGTCCTATCTAATGTTGTATTTGCAGTTCCTATAGTTCTTGACTTCATTAACGTAGTTCCACTTTCTGGAGTTCCGTTAACAAAAGATATTGTACCTGCTGTACCACCTGAAGTAATTGAAAAACCTTTTAATCTGGTTCTTCCTCCAAAAACAGCTTGAGCGCACAACGACCCTGAACCAACCGTTATATTAGCCGCATACTGAGCCGAACACTCCACTGCACTTACTGTTAAAAACAGTTTAGTACCTGCAACCGTTTCTGCTGAACTAGTTGATGTTATAACTTCCGTCATAGCATCACCGAACACATCTGTACCTGTAATGGTACAGGTCTTTGCGTTGTCACCTGTGCCAGCAGTAGTTACTGTTACGTTCCTACCTGCACCACCTGCGTGAGTGGTATTAGCCATAGTTGCTGAAGTATCTGGACGAGCCGCAGTTACTAAGCGAGTAGCACTTGCCGCATTTTCATCGTTTATTGTAACGACACTTACATCTGATCGACCTGACATATTACTCTCCTATAAGATAGGGGGCTAGTAGCCCCCATAAATTATGCTTCATATCCAAAAAGCTCTATTAACAACTTACCTGCTGAATAATCAGCATCTGTTGTAGCACCTAGAGTTAGATATAAATACTCATCTGCCGCAGGAACGGCTGTTAAAATAACAACACTACCTGCTGTAGCGTCACCTGCGTTAACAAGTAGAGTTTCTGTCAAGCTACTAATAGCACCATCTTCAACACCTGTTCCCTCAGTAGCTGAGTGGACGTTAATGTCTGGGTCACCACCAGCAGGTGCTTCAAAACAAGTCATACGACCTGCTAAGATTGTACCATTACTAGCGGCTGTTATCTGACCAATGTGACATACATTAGATGTTCCATTAACACCAACAATGTCTCCACTGGCAGTTGATCTTAGTCCTGTAAGGTCAATTAGGATGCTTGTAGTAATAATACCACCTGACCTAAGAACCGAACTTCTGTAAATAGTACCTGTACCACCTGTGATACCTGTACCTGCTTCTGTAGCCATAGTATTAGCATTAAGCGAGGCTACACCACTTGAATTAATGCTTGATAAAGTTGTATATGCACCAGTAGAAGCGTTTTTACTTACGGAAGTAAAACCACCTGCTGATCTGACTGCACCTGAAAAAGTTGAATTGCCCATGATTATCTCCTTGTCTTGGCAAATGTCAGCTTACGCTGTCAAGGTGAAAATAAAAGGAGGGCGATTACTCGCCCCCCAAGTTTACTAGCTTTAAGCGGCTCCTGTTGAACCGTAAATTCCAAGTGGATCAGATACACCGAAAGAATATCTTTCTCTCGCTTTGTATCTTACGTTTCCAGTATTGAAATCTCCGTCCATACCAGTTGCCATAGGAGTTCTAACGAAATGCTTCATTCCGTTGGGAACATCTGTGATTACAAACCAAGCATCACTGTCGGTTAGATAATGATTAACTCTATGTCCTTCAGGAATAGAGCCGTTGCTCTTTAGAGCATTGAGATCATTATCTGAAGTTCCAGTTCGCAATTCTGTCTGTAGCAATCTAGTTGCTGTAAACATTAATGCTGGTGGAACGATCAGTCTTCTTGGTCTAGCGGCAATCAACAGTCCTCTTTCATCAACAAACGCTGCAATATCAATAACTGCTTGTTCTAATGATGTTTCGTTGAGGTCAGCCGCTGTAGATGGCTGATTTCTGTTGTTACCTCCTTGCACAGTACCATGTGATGCACTAAACAAATACGCACCGTCACCAGATGTGAATGTATCAAATCCAGTATTAAGCAGTGAAGCTGCTTTGGTTTGCTTTGTATAAGCCATCGCTCTGGCAAGAGCCTTTGTATAACGTGCTGATAGGCTGTCATACAAGTTGTCTTCCATAGCTTCCTCAGTAACTGAGAAACCCATAGCCACTGTCTCGTGATTAAAACGAGCAGTGAATGACTCTTGTGCTGTGTCGTATGAGATTGACGCACCTTCCTGTTTAACAGGAGCGGCACCGAAACCTGAAAGCTTTACTTCTTCCTCAAAACTTCTATCGGAATTTTCAGTTTCATAAATTTCAGAATGTTCATTCTCATAATTTTTATACTCTAGTCCGAACAATGCGTTAAGACCAGGTAATAACTCTTTTAAGAGTTGCGCTCTACTTATAACTGCCATGATTAACCACCTCCTGGTGCGTTGCCAGATACGACACCTACACCAAACTGATGACCTGTGTTCCACTTGCACAACATGATAGGATAGGACGAACCTCTCTCATCACCGTCATAACCACCCATCCAATCAACAATTCTGATTGGTAAAGCCGCTGTAACAGCAGTTGTACTTATATCAATAGAAACACGAGACATTCCAAATGTGGAACTAGATGCTGTTTGTTCTAACTCAGCGTTAGCACCAATATCATCATCATTTACTGTTCCGTCTGCTTGCATAGCAAACACCATATTTGGGTCATCGGCAACGTAAGCCATACCACTCGTATGAGCGGCACCTGACCATTGTGAGTTGAAACTAAGCTGACTTGTGCTTACATCAACATATCTACACCCTAGAAAGATACCAATAGGCGTTGCCGCACTAGTTCCTGTATCTTTAGCAATGGTGACTGTAGAGCCATCGTCTCCTAATTTGACGACATCTCCATAACAAATCCTTGTGGAATACGTTGATAGGATTGGATACTGGCGAAAACTACCATCGTAGCTTCCCCCTGTACTTCCTACAGGACGCAAACCAAAAGGAGCAGATGTACTAGACATGATTGTCTACCTCCATTAAGTTGTTCGAGTGCTTCGTTCTGGTTTCAGAACTGGCATTCGAGGATCATTGTTACGCAAGTAATTATTATCAACGGATTCGATTTGCCTCTTAGAGACTTCCTTGAAATGTTCCTTACGAGATTTAACGTTTTCGGTTGCGTTGCTACATAATAACAAGCCACCAACCTCAATATTGTCTTTCCATCTAGAATCGATGTCAGACATAACTTTTAACTCAGGATGGTCTTTACTTCTAACAGGCTGCCAACCTTCACGAAACTTTGCAGATACATTAGGGGTATCTGATTGACCCATAGACGAAGTTCTTATCCAACGGAACTCAACCCCTTCACGAGGCTCAGGAGTTGGCAACAACGTAGGTCTTTCCCATGTCTTTGTTCGTGTTTCAGTTTCACGAGTTTCGTTTGTTCTTGGTTTTCTGTTAGACATTTGTTTGTTCCTTCATTAATTGCGCTGCATATTGCTCTTTAGTGAGTCCCAAGCGATTAGCGAGATTAACTTGGGTTGAGGTCAGTCGCACTGTGCGTGGTTTTTTTGCACTCCGTTTGGTGGGGGCAACCACGATGCCAGTTTGATTCTGTTGCGTTTCCTCTTCTTCGATTACATCATCAAACTTGTCTGGAAATACTTTTCGCATCTCCGTATCTATTTCTTTATAATACTGTTCCGTGTCTCCTTCAACACCTTTTTTTATCA